GTCGAGGAAAATGGCAATGTATATTATAACTTTCAGCCCAGAGGTCTGCATCCTAAGACTGGTGAACCTCTAGATTGCCGTTGGCTTGTAGATACTCATGTACTTGAGGGTGTTGAAATTACTCCACCATCAATTCCAACAGATATTCTTGGTTCTATTGCAACTGATCTAGCATCTGGTTATACAGGAACCGCAGTATCTCTCCGACTACATCTGAATGGATGCGTTCACGTTAGTCTTCAATCTGATATTATTTTAGAAGAGACTGGTAATGTTCCAAATTCTATTGATTTTGATATTCGGCGTCTTGTTGGTGATAAGATCAAAACATTAACTGATTCTGAACACGAAGCCAGTATTGCAACAAATCCTAGTCCAGCAAAGGTAATGAAGTCTCCAATTCGTATGGTGATGAAGAATTCCGCTCGAAACATTTGAAAGACTATTAAGATATGAAAAAGAAAAAAGAAGTAGAAGCAACTGTTGGAATTAAGTTTGATGGAGAAAAGAACCGATATGATCTAATTCCTCCATTCGCACTTGATGCTGTGGCAGAAGTTTTAACATATGGTGCCGCTAAATATTCTCCAGATAATTGGAAAAAATTAGAAGATGCTGAGAATCGTTACTGGGCGGCTGCAAATCGCCATATGTGGGCCATTCGTAGAGGTGAAGATATTGATCCCGAAAGTGGTATGACACATATTGCACATGCAATTTGTAGCATGATGTACATTTATGAACTTAAGCATTCACCACTATCATAAAATAATATAACAATTCTATTTACAAATCTCAAAAACCAATATATAATAAGCATAACACAAATATGAAAATAAACAAACAAACATTAGACATTCTGAAAAACTTCAGTACAATCAATCCGAACCTTGTAGTCAAACAAGGATCTTCAATTTCAACAATTTCCGAAGCAAAAAATGTAATTTCAATTGCTGAAGTAGATGATTCATTTCCTCAAGATTTTGGTGTATATGATCTCTCAGAATTTTTATCACTGTATAATCTTGTGGGTGAATCTCCAGAATTGGAATTCTCAGAAAGCTCTGTACAATTTAGCTCCGGACGCAGTAAGGCAACATATAGATTTGCAGATCAAAGTATTTTGACAACTCCTAAGTCTGCTGTTAAGATGCCAAATGCAGAATTGAGCGTAACGATTACAGAGGAAAATCTAGCACAGGTGCGCCGGGCTGCGAGCGCATTGGGACATTCTATTGTTTCCGTTAAAGGTAATGATGGTGTAGTTTCTCTTTCCGTTACAGATCCTAAAAATTCTTCGGCAAATAGCTTTGATATTGTCATTGATGAAAATAATGATTGTAAGGGGTCTTTCTCTCTTGAGTTCCTTATTGCAAATCTTAAAGTTATTGGCGGAGACTATGCTGTAAATATTTCTTCAAAGCTAATTTCTCATTGGTCACACGCAAATACGAAAATTCAATACTTCGTCGCACTTGAAAAAACTTCAACCTGGAATATTTGATATACTCACAACACAAACAAACAAACAACATGGAAACACAAACAGCACAACTAAGCCTAGAAGATATCTCACTAATTGTAAACGTCTTGAGCGTTTGCTCAAAACGGGGAGCATTTTCCCCTGAAGAGTTCACTGTTCTTGGAGCATTATTTACAAAACTTGTAAGTTTTCTTCCACAACAAGAAGAAGCTGAATCTGATGAAACCCAAGAAGAGGAAACGGCGGAAGCAGTAAACTCTGGTGAAACTAACACGATTGCAGTTGACTTTACATCAGCTAAGGCCTAATCTATAAACCCAAGGGGATATTAGTAAAATAGTATCCCCTCTTTTATTTTATGAAAAATACATATACAATGTTTAAAATCACTCGATTCGTTACTCCCTCTTTTGAGCCAATGTTTGCCGTCATTGATGCAAATGATAAACCAATTTTTCAATATAATCCAGAAGCATTACAAGATTCTATTGTGACGCATGGAAAAGAAAAAGCGTTTGAATTGTTTCGAGAAGAACATGTAGATGCTGCTGCCGATGATAAGAAAGAAATTGTAGGAGAAGCTATAGATTTCATTGAACAACAATAAAACAAAACTATGAACATTTCATTTACTAACACAGTAAGTTTTAATACAGGTAGCACCATTCTTGAAGGTAGCACATGTTTCGATTCTTATAAATCAGAAAATACCTTGAAATTTTTTACAATTGGCTCTATTGATAATGCGGTATTGACTCTTAATATGAGTGGATTGACAGAAGGAACGGATTTTACACGAATTGACTAATAATACAAATAGACATAGAAAATACACACATGATTGACGATAAAGAAAAAAAGAACGCAATGCTATCTGCGGTGAAAGAGATTTCTGAAGAACTTCATAAGATTGAAGTTTCTAGGGACCAAATAAAAGAAATCATCGGCGCTACTTCAGACGCTCTGGACATTGAGAAAAAACTGATCCGAGTTGTAGCCAAGCTGTACCATAAACGCACCGCAGCTGCATTTGAAATAGAATCAGCTGAGATTAAGGAATTGTATTCAGATATCACAACTCCATAATTTGTAGATGCTAAAAATCCCCTTGAAAAGATATGATGATCTTTCAAGGGGATTTTTTTATTTTGAAACTCTAAGAACCCAAGTTGGATCTTTTGGTGGATATTGAAATCTTTTGGACTGTTTGCTTGGATGATCATATAATGGAATTTCTTTATCAAGATCTAATTTAGTTTTACCAGAAGCATTCCTTGGTATCCATGTGAGATCTTCTGGTTGTTTCTTGAACTTCCTAGATTTTTCTCCCTGTTTGTCATAAAGTCTGAGACCTTTGTTAGCATCTCTCTGTTTCTGAGCATATTCAGCTTTCTCTTCTGGAGATCTGTTTTGATGAATAGCACTAAGTTTCTGTGCAATCTCCGCTTTTTCTTCTGGTGATTTATTGTTTTGGGTATCAAGTATTTTTTGTATACTAGCATCTTTCTCCTCTGGAGATCTGTTTTGCCAAGCATCTCTCTTTTTCTGAGCAATCTCTGCTTTTTCTTCTGGAGATCTGTTTCGCTTACTATCACTAATTTTTTGAGCAATCTCGGCTTTCTCTTCTGAAGATTTGTTATTCTTGGTTTCAAGTTCCCTTTGTTTGTTAGCAGCTTTTTCTTCTGGAGATTTATTGTTTAAAGTCTCAAGTCTTTTTTGTATTATAGCAGCTTTCTCTTCTGGTGATTTATCATGATAAGTATCTCTCTTTTTCTTTCTAGTTTCTGATGAAACCTCACGATGTATAGCATTCTCTGGTATCAAATTTGCCCACTTTTCAGATTCAACTATATTATTATCTTCTGAAAATCTTAAAGCGAATTCTGTAGCGTCATTTTGATTATTGAATGTCCAGACACATAAGGTTTTAATGAATTTCTTTCCACCATGTTTCTTGTAGTGGTTCGCCCAATAAAGTCCAGATCCTGGATATGTAACTGGATCTTTCTTTGTGGTCATTCCAAAGTATAAGAGCTTAGTAATAGAGAATTCTTTTACATAAAGATGAATCGGAATTATTTTGTCCTCATTTATAAGAAGAGGATTTGATATCACTCGGAATTCAGTTGTGGTACTCTCGGATGGAGCTATAAATAATTTTAGTTGATAATTTTGTTTCATAGTAGTTGTAATTGGCTAGTGAAAAGCTGGTGGACATTAGGCGTGTCGCGATCAGCATCTATTCTTATTTATATAAAATGTTGTTTACAAATCACATAAAATAATATATAATCTATTTATACAGAATATTATGAAAAAAATTAATTCGAATGAATCACTTTGGGTTGAAAAATATCGCCCGCAGATTATTGATGATTGTATTTTACCAGAAAATATCAAATCCACATTTAAAGCAATTGTAAAATCTGGTGATATTCCAAATCTAATGTTGGCAGGAACTGCGGGTCTTGGCAAAACTACTTCAGCCAAGGCTTTGTGTAGTATGATAGGTGTTGATTATCTTTTTATAAATGCATCTGAGGATTCAGGAATTGATATTTTACGAAATAAAATCCGACAATTTGCTTCAACAGTTTCCCTATCGGGAGGACTAAAGGTAGTTATTCTTGATGAGGCTGATTATTTGAACCAAAATTCAATTCAGCCCGCACTTCGGGGATTTATGGAGGAATTTTCAAACACTCGTTTCATTTTCACTTGTAATTTCAAAAATAAGATAATTGCGGCCATCCACAGCAGATGTTCAATTATCGAATTTAACACTGATAAAAAAACACTAGCATCTCTCGCTCAGCAATTCATGAAGCGAGTGCAATTCATTCTTAAAAATGAAAATATTAAGTATGATGATAAAACGATTGCTGAATTAATAATCAAATTTTCGCCCGACTGGAGAAGAATTTTGGGGGAACTTCAACGTTATTCCGCGTCTGGCTCCATCACCCCGGATATTCTTGTTGGAGCATCCGATGAAAATATAGCAGAACTTATTGGATTTCTAAAAGAGAAGGATTTCGGATCTGCTAGAAAATGGGTTTCATCAAATTCAAATCAGGATTCTGTTTCTATTTTTCATAAAATATATGACCTCGCCAATGATCATGTGGAACCGTCCTCTATTCCATCATTGATAATGATTCTTGCAGAGTATAGTTATAAATCGAATCAGATGACGGATAAAGAATTAAATCTAGTCGCATGTTTCATTGAAATTATGGGTAGCATCACCTGGAAGAAATAATTTTGATATGTCTGCAAAAAAGAAATCTCCTGTAGAAACTCCACAACTTCCTCCAAAAGTTGCAGCATTTAATATATTTTCTATCGTAAACAATATTAATGAAGGGGTTCGTGGTGACAATCTAATGAAGGATTGTACAGCAGATATATCCGAGAGTCCTAAATCAGAAGTTGAAAAAGTTTATCTGCCATTCCTTGTAAATCGAAATTTCAGTAATTTCTCAGATACTGTATTACTCGCAAATATTATGAATCAATATCCAAATCTGCCTGCAAAGATGCAGTATGATTTCTTGAGACATACAATACGTCCCAAGAAGAGATTTGCAAAATGGGGTAAGGCTATTGATACATCGGCTGATGAAAAAGTATTAATAGAATTATACGATTACTCTTCTGAGAAAGCTAAAGATGCTTTATCATGTTTATCAGAAGAGCAAATGAAAGTATTGAGAAAACGGGTAGACAAAGGAGGCAAGTGATATATGGATTCTACCATGGAAATAACATATGATTCAAATTCTACGGACATAGTAGATTATTCATATCCTGCTTATGATGAGAAAGAACTTATAGTTAGTAATAGCCAACCAACATGCAAATCACAGAAGAATCTGTCCCCAAAGAGATTTGCTAAACGTCGAGCAACATCCAGAGTTTCTAGAAAATCTAGGCATCGTCGTCAACAGCATAGTAAGTAAACCATGCAAAGTTTGCAAAAACAAAAGTATAAATACTTAATTATGACTCCTTCCTCCGAAATTATACCATGGACTACATCTGATATGTTAGAGATCTATCTTGAAACACCTGACGACTTTTTAAAAGTGAGAGAAACACTTTCTAGAATAGGGGTAGAGTCTAAGAGAGAACCAAATGTATTATATCAAAGTGTACATATCCTACATAAACGTGGGAAGTATTATCTGATGCATTTCAAAGAGTTGTTTTTACTAGATGGTAAAGTTTCTACATTAACGCTTGATGATATATCACGAAGAAATACTATAGTCACCCTTCTACAAGATTGGGGTTTGTTAAAAATTGTTGATATATCTAAAGTAGTTCCAGTATCTGATTTGAAGAAGATTAAAATTGTATCTCATAAGGATAAACCTAATTGGGAATTACGAGTGAAATATACTATAGGAAAAAAATGAAAACATTAATCACTCTTGTAACATTAATCATAGCATCTGTTTCTTGTGAGGTGGTTCCTATGTACTATGAATCTCCTCGGATAGAATTTCCTGTTTGGTATCGTAGTTCGTGTCATCCATATGATCATTTTGGGCACACGCAATGTGACCATTATCGTTCTCATATTAGATAACATAATCAAATTTAAAAAAGGTCACTTTGTTATTTACAAGTGACCTTTTTTAATATATAATATAATTATGATGAACGGTTTTTATACATGTGTAGATAGGAAATTCAATAATATACTTTACCGTGGTTATGACGAAGAGGGGCGCA